CCGGCTGCTGATCAGCGTGATCCACAAGACCAGCCTCAACGCGTGATCCTTCCGGATCGCCTGTTGAGGCTTTTCCTCAGAAGCCTGACCAGAAGGAACCTCTATGACAAATCGCCAAGCGCTGTCCCGCAACGTGATCGGGAGCGAGCCTCCTATGACGCCGGTTGTCGACCGTCGCGCCTTCGCCCCGCTAGGCGACATCGGCACCTCTCGCCGCCCGTCTGAGCCGACGATGAAGGTGTTCCACCCAAGCGATCCCGACAACGTTGAGACCCACTCGCGCCCGAACGCGCGTGACATGATCAACCACCTCGGCTGGCAGGAGTATGTCGAACAGGTTGAAGTCGTCGAGGAAGCAGAGGACGACGAGGATCCAGGCGTTCGTCCGGACCGCGCGACCAACGCCTCTGGCGCGGTTCTCGAAGAACTGCGCGACAAGATCCGCAAAGCAGGCGGCACCGTCGATCTACGTTGGGGCCTGAACCGGCTCAAGCAACGGGTGGCCCAGCTGGAACTGCCGAACACTGCCGATGGGGAGCCCGCCTGATGTCTGGTTCGGCGAGAGCGAAGATTTCGGTAACGTGAGTTACGGGGCGTCATACAATTTGACGCCCTCCCCACGTCGGGGTAAAGTGCCGCGTCAGGAACTTGCGGAGCGCGGCTGATGGCATTCACTGTCGAAGACGGCACGATCGTCGCGGACGCGACGTCCTATGTCACGTTGGCTTATGCTGACGGCTACTTCGCGATCGACATCAACGCTTCCGCCAACTGGTCCGCCCTCGTCGATGCCGACAAGGAAAAGTACCTCATGGCAGCGACGCGCATCCTCGATCAGAAGGTGCGCTGGAAAGGCGTCAAGGTCGATGAGACGTCGGCGCTGCGCTGGCCACGGTCAGGCGTCTACGATCGTGACAACATCCTGATCGATGATACCGAGATCCCTGATCAGCTGAAGGAAGTCGTCTGCGAGATGGCGAAGTATCTTCTGTCGGGTGAAGATCCGACCGTCGGCATCGGCGCCGAGGCGATCAAGCGGATCAAGGCCGACGTCGTCGAGGTCGAGTACCAGGACGGTATGATGCAGACCACCGTGCCCTCGTTCTTCCACAACCTGCTGCGCGGCATCGGCTCCTATCCGTCCGCCTTCGGTCACCAGTTCCAGCGCATCATCAAGGTGTAACCGATGGGCCTCAACGCAACCTTGAAGAAGGCGGCCCAGTCCGCCCTGAAGGCGACAGGCGATCTGGCGAACCGGGTCACCTACGTCCAGCGCACGCTCGGCGCCTACGATGCGGAGGCCGACACGCGCGCCGTCACCGAGGTCACGCACACGAACATCCCTGCCCTCTTCTGCAAGTTCCAGGAAGAGGACGCCGACTGGTACCCGACGAACGCCAAGGGACAGAAGCTCCTGATCGCCTACCTTGATCTGCCGATCGAGACCGACGATTCCGACTACGTCCTGATCGACGGGGCGGAGTGGAACATTCACAAGCGCAAGAGCGTGCCGGGTTCGAGCATGCACATCCTGTTCGTGAGGCAGCCGTGATCGACGTCCAGCTGACCGGCGTCGATGCCGAAATGAACGCGCTGCTCGCCGAGGTCGCCCGCGTCGAGCAGGAGGGCGTCGCCGAGGTGAAGCGCGCGACCCGCATCGTGCTCAACGCGCTCATGGCGAACACGCCTGTGTGGTCCGGCGAGACGATCGCGGCGTACGGCATCGGCCTCAATCAGGTCGGCACGGGCGCGGCAGGCTACTATGGCGGGCCGCCCGGAGATACCGCTTGGCCGCGCGGGCTTGGCGGCGAAGCCAACCGCCCCGGCGCAGAAGGCGTGGCGCGCAGCAACATCGAAGGCGTGCTCGCGACCATGACGCGCCTCGTCTCGGTTCATTTTGGTAACGGCGTGAGCAGCGGCAAGTGGGATCTGATCGACGCGGGCGAAGCGCCGCGCCCGGGCGCCGCGCGTAATCCTGCCGGTGTCCAGAAGCCTGCCGAAGTCCTGGCACGATCGCAGCTTGGGGAGAACTTCCGATGAATGTTGAGGATCTAATCTCCGCCGCGCTGCGCTCTCGCGTCCAGTCCGTGTTCGGGCTCGCGTACCCGGGCGTGCCGATGTTCTTCGACAACGAGGACTTCAAGATGCCGACGACCTCCTACATCGAGGTCATCATCAACCCGGTGGCGACGCGGCGCGAGAACATCGGCGACAGCCGGAAGTTCTGCAAGCACGGCACGGTCAACATCAAGTGCTTCATGCCGGAAGGCAAGGGCACGCGGACGCTGAGCCTCTACACCGACGCGCTCGAAGCCGGGCTGCTCGACAAGCAGATCGCGATCCCGGGCAACGGACATATCACGCTGTTCGGATCGGAGAGCCGCAATCGCGGGTCGCTCAACGGCTTCTACCTGCGCACGCTGCAGTTCGCATACCGGGCGACGGTTGTACTACCCGCCTAAGCGCCATTTGAGTTGACATGTGGTCACCTATATGTTAACGCAACTCACTCATCTTTGTCGTGCGGGGGGTCTCCGCGCCTGATCCGGAGCCCCCAGACATGACGGTCACTGTCAACGCTGCTGAAAGCAACCGCGCGGTTCTTCGCTCTGTGCGAGAAGTCACCTGGGGCACGACCCCGACTGCGGTTGTGTCCAAGGCCCTGCGCATCACCAAGTCGGGCCTCGTCGTCTCCAAGGACGTGAAGTCGTCGGAAGAGATCCGCGCCGATCGCCAGATCGCGTCGAACATCGAGCTGGGCGCCTCGACCGGCGGTCCGATCGAGTTCGAAGGTTCTGCCGGCGGACAGGACGACTTCTACGAGGACTTCCTGCTCGGCACGTGGTCGCGTGACATGAACTATCTCCTGGTCAAGGGCGCCTCGGTGTCCGTGACCGGCGCGTCCCAGATCACGATCGCGGGCACCGACTACCGCAACTGGATCACGACCGGCAAGTATATCAAGCTCGAAGGCTTCGTCACCGTCGGCAACAACGGCTACTTCGCCGTGTCGGCGAAGTCGCTGGTCGGCACCGACACCGTCATCACCGTGACCGAAACCTCGCTCACGGCGGAAGCCGGCACTGCCTACACCAAGCTGCTCGACGCCTCCGACGTCATCTTGAAGGCGACCGACATCTCGATCACCTCGGGCTCCGTCATCGACGCGGGCGCGGCGACGCCGTTCACCGGCAGCGCCGTCCAGGTCGGTCAGACCCTCTACTTCGAGGGCCTCGGCAAGGAGACCGGCACCATCACGGCGTCCGGCACCGATCCGGCTGAAGGCGACACCATCACCATTTCCGACGGCGTCGACACGCTGGTGTTCGAGGTGCGCACCGATTCCGCCCTCGTCGCGTCCGGAAACATCCACGTCGCATTCTCGGGCACGCCGAACACCATGGCGGCGAGCCTCAATGCCGCGATCAACGCCCAGTTCGCCAAGGCGGCGTTCCGCATCTCGGCGACGGTCTCGACCGACACCGTGACGCTGACGAACCACCGCAACACGGGCGGCTCGATCACCGAGTCCTCGGGCGGCTTCACCACGTCCGCGTTCTCTGGCGGCTCGACGTCGAAGTCGGGCTTCGTCACCGTGCTGTCGATCCCCACGAACGACACGATCACGGTGTCGCCGGCTCTCACGGCCGACGCCAACTCGGGCACCAAGACCGTCATCATCAAGGGTTCGCACTTGCGCAACCCGGGCACGGTCGCCAGCATCACCAAACGCTCGCGCTCGTTCGAGACCGGCTTCACCGACGTGGCGAAGTATTTCGAACATCGCGGCAATCGCGCCGACAAGATCAAGCTCGAAATCAAGGCGGGCTCGATCGTGACAGGCTCGATCACCTACAAGGGCGGCGACACTTTCACCGCGACCTCGACGGTGCTCGGCAACACGTCGAACTACACGGTTCTCGAAGCCACCGTCACCGAGCCGTGGAACGCCACGGCCAACGTCGGCACCATCCTGAAGGATGGCGTCGCGCTGACGACGGCAGTGACCGAAGTGTCGCTCGAACTCGACAACAACGCCCGCGATCAGAAGGCGGTCGGCAATCGCTTCCCGGGCGGCATAGGCTACGGCTCGATCAAGGGCAAGGGCAAGGTGATGGCCTATTTCTCGGACTTCACCAACTTCAACACATTCCTCAATCACGTCACGACCTCGCTCGTGATCCCGATCGAGGACGCCGATCACAACGCCTACCGGTTCACCATGCCGGCGCTGAAGTTCACCTCGGATCCGATCGCGCCGGGCGGGCTCGACCAGGACATCATGG